TCATATGATGGTGCTCGTAAGTTAACAAGAGTTCAAAAGTATAAGACTGTTAAAACAGATAAGGAAGGGAAAGTAATGAATTATAATTACACACCTGTTCCTTATAATATATCTTATACATTAAATATCTTTACAGCAACAGCGGAATCAGGTCTACAAATTGTAGAACAAATACTTCCTTTCTTTCAACCGGATTATACTGTGACAGTTATTGCAGTACCAGAATTAGATATAAAAAGAGATGTACCGATTATACTCAATGATGTTAATTATGAAGATAGTTATAGTGGCGATTATACAACTCGTAGAGCGGTAATCTATACACTTAACTTTACCGCTAAAACGTATCTATTTGGACCGGCGACTACTCAAAAAACAATTAAAGAAGTACAATCAGATATATACACAGATACGCCAGTTTCAACAAGAGAAGAAAGAATTACAATCACTCCAAACCCTACAAGCGCAGACGCTGATGATGATTTTGGGTTTACCACAACAATAACAACATTTAATGATGCAAAAAATTACAATCCATCAACGGATACAGATGAATAAATAGTATAAATAATAATAGAGAGAACAACTATGGCAATTAGTAAAGTAAAAGAAAATTCAATTACAGACGCAGCGGTTACAAATGATAAGATAGCCTCTGGTGTTTCTGCTTCTAAATTAACAGGTGCTTTACCAGCAATATCTGGTGCTAACTTAACAGGTGTATCACAATTTACACCCCCTACAATTAGTTCATTTACACCAACATCTTCAACCGATGCAAGTTCAGCAATTAGTGTTACCATTACAGGTACAGGTTTCCAAGAAATTCCAAAAGTAGAATTTAGAGGTAGAAATGGTGCTGTAACATCAGCAAGCACAGTAACGTATTCGAGTTCAACATCAATAGTTGCCACAGTTACAGCAGGAACTTTAAGTGAAGGAAATTATAAAATTATAATTACAAATCCAGACGGTATTGCTGTTACAGCTTCTTCAGAATATCAACATTCGGCTTCTCCTGTTTGGGTTACAAGTTCAGGTTCATTAGGTAATGCGGTTAAAAATTTAGCAATCGTTTCAGGAACTTTAGTTGGTTATGCTGGTGATGCTGATAGTACAGCAATAACATATACTGAAACAACAAGTGTTTTGACTACAGCAAATGCTGAATTAGAAACTTTCCAAGAAAACGGATATTATAAATTTAGAGTTGTTTCATCAGCAAGCACAGTAACTCCTGATTCAGTTACAACTTATACATTTACAGTTAGAGCAACGGACAGCGGTGGAACTTTTACAGATAGAGAATTTTCATTTGGCACAATTACTAATACAGATCCAGTATTTGATACAGCTTCAGGTTCTATTGGTTCAATTCCAGATTCATTAAGGTCCAGTTATTCTTTATCACCAGTAACAGCTACAGACGCTGAGGGGAATACATTAACTTATAGTGTTTCATCTGGTTCTTTGCCATCAGGTCTTTCTTTAAATACTTCAACAGGTGCCATTACAGGTACAGCAAGTGCGGTTGGTTCAGATACAACTTCAAACTTTAGTATAACAGTTGAGGATGGAGTTGGTGGTTCTGCTACAAGAGCATTTAGTATTGATGTATTAGCGCCAGTTACATTAGCCTATACATCAGGAACAGGCACATTTGACTCACCATTTACAGGTAACATAAAAGTATTAGTTGTAGGAGGTGGTGGCGGTGGTGGCCAAGGTCACTCTGGTGGAGGAGGTGCTGGAGGTTTAATTAGTCACCCTAGTTATGCAGTAACAAATGGTACATCATATAATTATTCTATCGGTGCTGGCCATCCAGGTCAACCTTCAACTACTAGAGCTGACGATACTACTTTTGGTACAGGTTCAGGAACAGATTCAACATTTTTAACAGCAATAGGCGGAGGTTCTGGTGGAGGAAGCACTCCAGGAGCTGGAACTGGAAATGCTGACGGAGGTTCTGGTGGTGGTAAAGACCACGCTGGCGCTCCAGCAAGAGGTCAAGGTATTCAAACAACTTCACCTGCTATTTCTGCTGATAGTAAAACATACGGATTTGGAAATAATGGAGGTACTGCTCCATATGTAAATCCTCAACCATCAGGCGGTGGTGGAGGTGCTGGTGGAGCTGGACAAGACGGTGGCGGTAATGTCGGTGGAAATGGTGGTGCTTCAAAAAATGTTTCATCTGATTTTGGTACAACATACGGTCAAAGTGGTTTATTTGCGGGAGGCGGTGGTGGAGGAACACACCTAGGTGGTTCTGGAGGATCCGGTGGTGGTGCTGGTGCTGGAAATGGAAGAGGAACTGGAAACAGCGGTCCTGGACAAGCTGCTACAGTTGCTAATACAGGATCAGGCGGAGGAAGTGGTGCCGCAGGAGCAGCAGGAATTATCGTAATCAAATATTAAGGTATAAAAATGTCAGAATACAACATAGAACAAGAATATACTATAAGAAATACACAGACTGGTGAAACTCTAAGAGTAAAAGGTGGCGCTGTTGAAGGGTATTTGAAAAAAGAAATTTATGATAATCAACACAAACCTATTAAGGTATATGAACTTGTAGAATAATCGTTTTTTAAAACTGTTATATATATTATGTATGATTATGAAATTACTGAATAAATTTAAAAATATTTTTGTTAAATCCAAACCTGAAATAATTTGGTGGAGCACAATTCCAAATTTAGAAAAAATACACCCTCTACAAAGAGCTAAAAATCATATTCCACAATGGTTTAAAAATACAAACATTAATATTGAAAATGAAATAACATATTCTAATGTTAAAAAATGTCCTTCGTTTCCTTTATACTTTAATAGAGGATGGATAATAACATTATGGTGTGATTTACTTTTGGAAAGAGATGAATTAGGGAAAATAACTTGGACATCTCCTTCAGATAAATTTCAATTTGATTTTCATACAGACGACCAATTTAAAGATTATTTACCAGATAGTATCAGAAAAGAAATAGCCTGTATTGTTAAACCTATTTGCCCTTGGAGAGTAAAAACAAGTAAAAATTGGTATATGTTACAATTACCTCTTTTTTATGAATTTCAACAAAATTTTAGTTTAATACCTGGTGTATTTCCATCTGACATATATCATCAAACAAATCAACAAATAATTGTTTATAAAAGTGCTTTTAAAGATAGTAATAGAATTGTAATACCAAAAGGTACTCCTTTAGCTCAGTATATACCTATTCCTAAAAAAGATGTGAAAGGTATAGTGACTGAAGAAACTGAAGAATTAAAAGTTTATGAAGATACATCATTACTTTTTATATCTTCTATGTTTAGAAATAGATTCAATAATTTAAAAAAATGTCCTTATGTACACGATAAAAAAAAGTAATATATCAGATTTTAATTTTAAAGAAAAAAATTCTAACATAAGTAAGGTGTTAGATGAATCTCTATTTATTGATATTAAAAAATTATTATGTAGTAATTTGTTTTCATATTTTCTTACTTCTAGTGCGTCACCTGTAGTGTTACAACACATTTTACTTGGAAAAGGACAAACAATTAATAGTAATTATTTTGAAAAACTTATTATACCTATTTTAGATCAAATAAAAAAATATGACAAATTATTTTTTAAAATTTTAAGAGCTAGAGTTGTTTGTTATCCTAAACAAAATACTGATGTAATAATATTCAATAAAGATTTAAACGGATTTCACAAAACTGCAATTTTTCCAATTGTAAATACAAATGGTTTTTATGAATTTGAAAATAAAGAGCTACCTAATATAGGACTAGAAGAAAATACTTTAGCAATTTTTGATGGTAATGAAAAGTATAGAATTAAATTACAAACAGACAAGTCTTATAAGATTGATATTATAATTAATTATGAATAAAATACAAAATTTTTTAGATGAAAATATCTTTACTGAAATACAAGATGTATTAAAATCAGATGAGTTTCCTTATTATTTACAAAAAGGTGTTGCTTATAATGTGCCAGATAAAAGTAAAGGTATGTTATTAACTCACGCCATTATAGTAGATAAGATAGTTAGAGCAAGTGAACGTACTTATAAATTAATTTTAGAGCCTGTAATACAAAAACTAAAAGAAGTGGATCCTACATTCAAAGAAATTGTAAGAGCCAAAATAAATTTTTATCCTTTACAATTTAAGCATTTGAAAAGTGATTATCATATTGATAATGACGATAAACATAAGGTATTATTATTAGCGATAAATACTTGTAATGGTTCTACTGAATTTGAAGATGGTACTATTTTTAATGCAATTGAAAATAATGCTATTATTTTTGATGGTGATATAAAACACCGTTCAATTAGTCAAACAGATGAATTGGTAAAACTTAATGTGAATATAAATTATGAGTACAATTAAAAAAATATTTCCTACACCAATCTATATTTCAGAAACCTACACTCTTTCTGAAAATGAAATTTCAGCAGCTGAAAAACATTTTAATAATATTAGTATTAATACTAATGGAAACTTTACTACAAACAATAAATTAATTTTAGAAACTGCTGATTTTGTTAATTTAAAAAAATACATAAAAAAATGTATTGATGAATATTTTTATTCTGTGTTACAGATAAGTAAAGATTTAAAAATTTATTTAACTCAATCTTGGTTAAATTTTAATACAAAAGGAACATCTCATCACACACATTTTCATAGTAATTCCATTATATCAGGAGTTTTTTATTTTACAGATGATAATGCTGCGATAAATTTTCAAAGTTTTTATCCTAAATTTGGAAATTTATCATTAAGATATGAAAACCAAAATGATCTAAATTCTGAAACTTTTAATATAAAAGCAACAAAAGGAATTTTATTATTATTTCCGTCTTTATTATCACATAACGTTGATAATAATGTTTCAGATAATACTAGAATTTCATTATCGTTAAATACTTTTGTGAGTGGCACGTTAGGTATATATGATAATTTAACTCAATTAAAATTGAGAAAGGACGAAGAATATGAATAATGAAATAAACGATATTGTTATTGTTGGTGGAGGATCATCTGGTTGGATGGCAGCTGCTACATTAATAAAAGTTTTTCCTAATAAAAATATTACTTTGATAGAAAGTGCTAATGCTCCAACAGTAGGAGTAGGGGAAAGCACACTTGGTTCAATTAATAACTGGTTAGCTTTATTAGAAATAGATGAAAAAGATTTTATACCTTATACTGATGCATCATTTAAATTAAGTATTCGTTTTAAAAACTTTTATTTAAATGATAATTCATCATTTCATTATCCATTTGGTCAGCCAGATGTTAGAGGTTCTCACGCAGGAACAAATGATTGGTTATTTAAAAAGTTTTTAAAACCTGATACACCCTCAAGCAATTATGCTGAATCTTGGTTTCCTGCTATGGCTCTTGTTAAAGAAAACAAATATTTTGATAATGAAAAAGGTCATTTAGTAAATTGGGATCCAAAACAAGATGTAGCTTATCACTTTGACGCAACTAAATTTGGTCAATGGTTAAAAACACATTATTGTTTACCTAGAGGTGTAAAATATATTGTTGCTGATGTTACAGATACTAAAGTTACTAATAATGGATTAGAAGAAATTATTTTAGATGGTCATATGTCTAAACGTGCTGATTTGTTTATTGATTGTACTGGTTTTAAATCTTTATTACTTGGTGGTGCTTTAAAAGAACCTTTTAATAGTTTAGAAGATATATTACCTAATAACTCGGCTGTAGCTACAAAAGTACCTTATAAAAATAAACAAAAACAACTTGTACCTTACACAGATTGTGAGGCTTTTGAAAACGGTTGGATATGGAAAATACCTGTATGGAGTAGATTGGGTACAGGATATGTTTATTCTGACAAATATATTTCAGACGAACAAGCAAAAATAGATTTTAAACGTTATTTAAAAAGTAAAAATCAATCCGTAGAAGAATTAGAATTTAAAACAATTAAAATGAGAACAGGATTGCATAATAGATTATGGGTCAAAAATGTTTGTGCTATTGGATTGTCAGCGGGGTTTATTGAACCACTGGAAAGTAATGGTTTATTTACTGTACACGAATTTTTAAGAAAACTAGTAAGAATATTAAAGAGGGGTAGGGTGAATAGAACGGATAAAGATTTCTTTAATTATTCTTGTAAAAAACAATTCTATACTTTTGCTGAATTTGTTGCTTTACATTATGCGTTCAGTCATAGAACAGATACTCAATATTGGAGAGATATACAAGAAAAAGAATTTTGTTCAGATTTAATTAGTTTAAAAACTACAAATATTCGTGGTATACAAGCAGCCGCTTATGAAAAAATGGAAGATTTCGTTTGGTCAAATGTTTATACAGCTGGTTTACATTGTATTGCTACAGGTATGAATAATTTTGCAACTGATTTTGAAAGTATATCAGCTGAAACTTTACAATCAGATATAGAATTTTTTAGACCTGGTTGGGAAAAAAATATCAAACAATTTGAAGATAGAAACAAATTGTGGAAAGATGTAGTTGATAAAGAAGCCAAACCATTATACAACTATTTAAGAGAAAGGTACCACAGCGAATGATTTATGATTTATTTTCAGTTCCTTTTTATAGTTGTAGATTAAATTTAGATAATTCTATAATAGAAAAGTATTGTTATGAAGTAAAGAAAAAAGACAAAGGTAGAGTCATAAGTAACGAGGGTGGTTGGCAATCAAATTTATTAGAAGGTTATATGCCTGAATTAAATGATTTGTTTAAAGAAATGGTAATAAAAACAAATGAATTTGCCAATGATATAGGTTTAGTCACACCCTTAAAATTAAGTGCAGGTTGGATTAATATTAATGGTTTTAAAGATAGTAATATTGTTCATAATCACCCAAATTGTTTATTATCTACTATTTACTATGTAAAAACAAATAATAAAAGTGGTCAAATAGAATTTCAAAATCCAGTTATGGATTTAATGGCAGAAAATGTATCAAATGAAACAGTAAAGGAATACACAAACTATGTTAGTGGTAGAAAAATTTTTAGTCCTGATAATGAAAGATTATTTATTTTTCCTGGTTATTTAAATCACTATGTTAGACCTAATTTATCTAAAGAAGATAGAATTTCAATAGCTTGTAATTTTGTAAGAGATTATTAATGGATAAAATCATAGATTATATTAAAGTATTTAATATTTTAAACAAATCACAATGTCAAAATATTTTAGATATTTTAAAAGACTACAATTGGCAAAAACATAAGTGGTATCGTTATGGCGATGATACAGAAGATTCAGAAAAAGAAAAAGAATTAGATATAACTTATTCAGAAAAATTTTTAGAAGAAGAAATGTCTAATGTTATTTCAAATGCTTTGTTAGAATATCAAAGTTATTTTTTAAAGGAAGACAAAAATTTAAGATATTTTTTACATAAATCCACACCAGTTCGCTGGAATAGATACTCTACAGGAACTATGATGAGAAAACATTATGACCATATTCAATCTATATTTGATGGTGAACATAAAGGTATTCCAATAGTATCTATTGTAGGAGTTTTAAATGATGATTATAAAGGTGGCGAATTTGTTTTTAATAATAATTATGAAGTTAAATTAAAAACAGGAGATGTTTTAATTTTTCCATCTAATTTTTTATATGCTCACGAGGTAAAAGAAGTAACCGAAGGAGCTCGTTATTCATATGTTAGTTGGGCTTTTTAAATAATAAATATTACATTATGTCAAAATTAGAAGATAAGGTAAATGAAATATTAGGTATAAATGAACCTGAACCTAAAAAAGAAATAGTCAAACAAGACTTTAAACCTGTAGTTCCACGTAGAGAAGATAACGATAAAGCTGATGTAGATAACGACTACAAATACAGCAGAGAAAACTATTATAATTTAATTGAAAGAGGCCAAGAAGCAATTGAAGGAATACTTGATATTGCTAGAGAGGGACAACACCCAAGAGCATATGAAGTCGCTGGTCAATTGATAGGACAAGTAGGACAAACTGTAGACAAGTTACAAGACTTACAAAAGAAACTTAAAGACTTAAAAGAATTACCTAAAACAGCAAATCAAAATATAAAGAATGCTTTATTTGTAGGCTCTACGGCAGAGTTACA